ATATCCTCATATCACCTAAAGAACTGATAGTGCTTAATCCATTTACAGTTTGAGTATAATTGCCTTTTACGTGTTGTTCATAATTTCCATCAATTTCTTCAATTTTGTCACCCTTTACGTTGAAATATGCATCACCATAAACGGTAATATTTAATTTTTTGGCAAGTTTACCATCATCAACACCAATTGAAATATTGTGGTCACCTAAGATGATTGTGTAACCATCACGAATGATTTTATGTACTTCATCACCATTAGGATGAATTTCCATGAACGTTCCGTTACCATGTTGCAGCCTAACACGTTCACGTGTAGGAGTATCGTCCAACTCTAATGAATGTCCAGCTTTAGTTTGAGTAACATTATTATATGGATATACTGGTTGGTAATTTGTGTTGGCTGCGGATTCTGGTTCAGTCCATGCAGTAACAAAATCTGGTTTAGTTGTCATAATTATGGTGTTTGTGCTGTTTTAAATTGATAATATTGTGCGTTCACTTTGAGGTAATCAGGAGAAGATTGTATATCATATATGTAGTTGTTGATTGTTTCAATATTTTGTGTATCGCTTGTATTAAAACCAGACAATGAATCCTGAACAACTTGTGGAATACCTGATGAACCTTTTTGTTCTTGTACTGAATTCAACAACAAGTTATTTGCACTTGTAAATTGACTAGCTATTTCTTGTGCTTGTGCAGTAGTTATAGAGCCAATTTTACTAGGCAATGTTTTTATATCGTTAGCTATTTGTTTAATTGAGTTATTAAAGTTAGCAATACAATTTGCCAACATAGCTTTTATTTTATCAGGCAAACTTAAAATCCAATCTACTAACTGTTTGATTTGTTGTGCAAAGTATATCCATTCTAAAACAATTTCAACTTTTTCTGCAATATATTCAGTAATTTCATTTATTGTTCTTATAATATCTTTACCTAAAGACCAATAAAATGATATTTGACCACTTGGATCAAAACCAAGTGCCTGTATAATTGCATCTAATACTTTTCTGAATGCCTGTACACTATCTTGTATCAGACTTCTCATTCTGTTTGTGGCTTTTAGTTTTGCATTTTTAATTGCATTTCGCAAAGCAGTAGCTGGATTAATTAAACCAGATATCAAATCAATATTAAAATCAAAAATAAATTTAAAATCACAAACGTGTGTCAAGTTGTTGTTTAACAAATCAATAGAAGAACCAGCCAAGTCTCCTCTAGCCAAAGGTGGTGTTGTTTGTATACCTGGTTGATTTAACTTTACCGAAAATATTGAATTTGGTGGTAATTTTTCGTTAACATCATACTTGAATAATTCAAAATCACCTATATTAACAGAAGTTGGACTGTAATTTGTACCAAAACCTGTAACATAATTATAATCAAACGTTTGAGTTGTATTTAACGGACCAAGTAATGTGTCGGTATTTGTGTATTTAATTGTATTTGCCATTTTTACTTTGCTGTAGATGATATAGTAGTTGTTTTATATGGATTTTCTGCCATGAAACCAGGTATTACTCCTATCATTACAGGAAATTGCCCAGCTAAACCATCCATGAAAAAACCCATGACCCAATCATTAACTTCTGGTGTTGAGAATGTCCTTGAATTATTCAATGGTAACAATGGTAAAGCCCAAGGTAAATCTGTTACAGGAATTTTAATCACTGAATCAGAAGACCCATCATCGTGCCAGCCAAATATTCTAACTTGACAACGGCCAAGACCCAAAGGATCCATTCTATTTTCAATAACTCCTACCCACCAAATAAAATTGTCTTTACCTAAAAAATTTTCCATTTTTATTCCTATAATATATTAGTTCAACTAGCAGATTGTAATTGAACTGGTGTACTTTCTTTCGATATTTCCACAACTGATTGATAAACACCATCACCCGTAAAGTTATGTCTGATTGCAGTTACCAAATATTTTCCAGAATAATATTGGTCTAACTTTTTCTTTTCACCACCAAAATATGATAGTAAATTGAAATTGATAGTATCGCCTGCGGACAACAAAGAATTGCCTGGAATTCTTAGTTTTAATTTTGTATGATTTACTAATGCAATCTGTGCTGTTCTATTTGGTACTGTTCTCTCAATAAAAATATCTTCAGCCACAAAACCACTATTTTTTTCACCCAACTTAATTTTTTGATTAGAATTACCTGTTACCATTTTTAAAGAACCAGAATATGCCTGATTTTGTCTCAGTCCTAACCTATTCTTAGAAGTACTTAGTAATGTTCCAGGATTTAATTTTGAAGCATCATTTTTATATTTCTCATAATCAAAATCTGTAACTGTTCTTGTTCTTGTCAATGGGTCTAAAGAAATCAACCTGTTTGCAAATGATCCAGTTCTTATTTCATCCAAACTGTCAAAAGTTTTTACAAATTCCATATCTAAAACAGAGACTTCACCTTCGGCAAATGAATCTCCTCTTACGTTTTTTTGGTCGTATTTATATGTGGTAACTGGTTTTTGTTGATAAAGTGTACCCAATGACCTAAAATAGAAACCCCAAACTGTTTCATAGAATAACATATCAGCACCACCTTTGAGTGAAGGTAGAGCATATGTTGATAACCAACTTATTGCTTCCATTGGTTTTTTGGCTGTTACAATCAAATCATATTTACCGACTGTTCGTTCTACGTAATAATTTTTTGTATTCCCAACACCAACAAACAAATAATTTTGTAAGATATCTGTAATCATAGTTGATACTTCTGTGCCTTTAAAGGACTTAACAACTTTGATTTGTTCAGACAACAATAATTCTTCTGAACAGAAATACAATTCAACCATCTCACTATTTAAATTTCCTATTGGATTTCTTTTGGGAATAGAGTATAGTCTGAATGTTTGTGCCGGCCTTGCATCACCACCAGTTGAACCAAATTCTATAATAATTGATTCTTTACCAGTTAATTGTAGTGATTCTACAAGACCATACGCATCTTTTAATTTGATATAACCTGAAACCACAAAACTAAAAATATCTTCGTAGTATGACAATTCAACCAATAGACCTTTGATGGTCATCTTTTCATTGTTAACGGTTATGATAGACAAATCATCAATCGCACCAAACTGTGGATAGTAACTTACATTTGGTGCGCTATAAGAATCTGCCATGTTTAAGCTCCCATCAATTTAGTAAATTCATCTTCTATTTGGTTGGCATATTTCTTATTGATTAGTTTAATGCTTCTTTTTGATTCATTTAAATGCATTTCATATCCAAAATTATCAACTATATTTTTAGTTACAGTTACTGTAACGGGACCTGTCACCAACGTGTATGTGTTGGTTGATTCTATCAAATTATTGTATGTTTCTTCATCAATCACAATTGTCTCAACAGTCGTTATGTCGGTTCCTTTGTCCAATTTTGTGATAATTTTCTCATAATGGTGAACTTCTGTCAACTGTGATGGTGTATACTTTGAGGCAACATAATCACCAAATACTTTGGTTGATAATGGCCAGTTCCATTGTGGATCAATCAATTCATTACCAAACAAAACCAACCAAAATCTATTAATATCACCATAATACTTGTGAGCAATCAATTCTGGTGTGTCAGAATCTTGTATGTTGTAATCATAAAATATCAAAGGATTTTTCAATAATTTTTGGACAACTGATGCCCTAGTCATCAAATTTGTAAGAATCTTTGAATTTTTGTTTTTGTCTGTTACAACAATTTTTGGTAAGGTTTCGAAATATTTCATTTTAATAACCGTTTTGAATGTCTATTTTGTCAACCAATTCAATTTCTTTGAATGTTAATGTAAGTGTGGTTTGTACAGGAGAACCATCAGAATGTGCTGCCCAACCATTAGGAGCATAACTAACTGTAACATTTTCTAACACACTTGGTTTTATTTTATTAACAAACTCATTTTCTTTGTTACCAAGTCTATATGAAATGTTGAATTGGGATGGTGGTGTAAAAAAGAAACCGCCAACACTTGTAACGATTCTTGGTGCTGCATGTTGTCTGAATGTTTGAATTATATTCCTTACTATTATTGCTTCTTTAGCACTTTTTGGTGAGAAAGTAAATGACATTTCAAATTGTCTAAAATCTATACCTTCAAACATGACTTGTTGTTGTGGATTAAAAACATAACCTAGATAATTTAAACCCAATCTAAGTGCTGCATTACCACCTTTGTCAATATAAGATGTTACGGCACCGATTGCACCACCAGTTAAAGAACTCAAAGCATCATTTAAAGATACTTCACCATATTGTGCTTCTTGAGTAAATGTTACATCTTCTGGAATATATAGAGCTATTGAACCAACTGGTTGTGAGGTTGTTTTTGTTTTTACAGAAAATCTTGTTGATTGATTTAGATTTTTTTGATTAGTACTTGATTGATTTAAATTTTGTTGATTGATACCGGCTTGTTTTGCAACATCATCTCTTAAATTAGTTATGCCTTCTTCATTTAAGCTACCAACAAAATCACCGGCTGGATTTAAATTGTTAATTAATGGATCTTCTACAACATTTACTGCTGTTTCAAAAATGGAAAATAATACATGATGATTTATTCTGGTAGTAGGTATGCCTTCTGGATAAGCCAAAGTGTAATTATTTGGTGATCCAGAAGGATTTTTATATAAATCTATTAATGGTGCTGTCATTAGTGTTCCGTAGTTTGAAAACAGTTATATATATTATTTATGGCATATTCAGGAACATTTAAACCAACAAATCCCCAAAAATACGTGGGAGACTATAGAAATATCATATATCGCTCTACTTGGGAAGCAAGAGTGATGCATTGGCTCGACAAAAATCCAAGTATAGTTTCTTGGGCTTCAGAAGAATTGGTTGTACCGTATATATCACCGGTTGATGGTAAATGGCATAGATATTTTCCAGATTTTGTCGTTAAAGTGAGAAATAAAGATGGAACTCTAAAGACAATGATGTTAGAAGTGAAACCAAAAAAACAAACCAAAGCACCAGAACAACAAAGACGAGTCACTAAAAGGTACATTACTGAGGTTTCAACTTGGGGTGTCAACCAAGCTAAATGGAAAGCTGCTACAGAATTTTGTTTAGACAGAGGTTGGGAGTTTAAACTTATAACTGAGGACCATCTAGGACTCTAACTAAATATACCATGGCTACTAAACCCTCTTTACTTACAACACTTTCTGAACAAAAATCTGCAAATCAATTGCAGACGATGAGCCGTGAATCTTTAAAATGGATGGCGGATAAAATAAACAACATAAGAAATCCGCAAAGAATTTCTACTCAGATTTCTAGGGAAAGAGATAGATATGTTGGTCGTGGGTCAGGACCAAGAGCTGTTACAAATCAAAAATTTAGAATTGGCAGTATGTATTTTTTTGTTTATGATCCAAAAGGCAAAAATGAATTGGATTATTATGACAGGTTTCCATTAGTGATACCACTTGAAAGTTATTCTGATGGATTTTTAGGTTTAAATATACATTATTTACCGATGCGTTATAGAGTTATGTTTATGCGTAAATTGATGCCAAGAGCTATACTAAATGATGACAATGAAGTTGTTCGTTTACGTGTATCATATGAAATATTAAACGCATCCAGACGATATAAAGAATTCAGACCTTGTGTCAAAAGATACTTATATCCACATATAAAGTCAAGGATACTCGCTGTTGAACCTGAAGAATGGGATATTGCTATGTATTTGCCAATACAACAATTTAAAAAGGCCACTCCAGGAAAAGTATGGCGAGAATCAGTGGAAGAAATAAGGAAAAGTTAAATGGCAACATCAGTAACATCAGTACAGAATTTTATTGGTAATTTTAGAAAAAAAGATCCAGCAAGGGTTAACCGTTTTCAGGTTTTAATTCCTAGTGTTGCTGCTTATAATGGAATTCCTAATGGTGTAGTTCCGATTAAGCCTGGAATTGTTAAAAACTTTGAACATTTTTGTCACGTTACACAGTTGCCAGGTAAAACCCTCGCAACAGCAGAACAGAGAACATATGGACCGATTGAAAAACATCCATATTTGTCAACATATAATGATATAGATTTGACATTTTACATGGACGGTGACCTAGAAATTAAAAATTATTTTGATTCTTGGTTTAATTATATCAACAATACAAAATTTAATGATTTTGAATACAAAAAAAATTATTGTTCAAATATTACAATAATACAATATGATTTGCAAGATAGACCTGTTTATACAGTTACTTGCATTGATGCATATCCGGTATCAATGAATCAAATGGATTTAGATTGGAATTCTGATTCTTTACATAGTTTAACTGTTACATTTGCCTATACATATTGGGACAATTACGTACAAGAGTAATTTGATTATAAAATAAGGAGTTTATTATGGCTTTGCCAAAAATTGATGTGCCAACCTATGAAATTGATTTACCTGTTTCAAAGAAAAAAGTTAAATATCGTCCGTTTCTCGTTAAAGAACAGAGAAATCTTTTGATGGCTATAGAGTCGGAAGATTCAAATTCAGTACATTCTGCAATACGTGATATATTATATAACTGCACCTTAACAGAAGGTATTGATATTGACAAATTACCAATTATAGATGTTGAATATTATTTTTTGAATTTGAGAGCAAAATCTGTAGGTGAGTTAGTTGAATCTAGATACCGTTGTAATAATATTATCATTGATGATTCTGGAACACATGAGTGTCGTAGTATTATGGAAAAGTCCATAAACCTATTAAACATTAAAGTTGATATGAACGGTAATGTTTCACCAGAAATTAACTTAACTGATAAGTTGGTTATTAAGATGAAATATCCAGAATTTGGTATCATTAAAGATTCTATGAAATATGATGATGATAATGAAATTACGTTTAATATGTTGGCACAAAGTATCGAATACATTTATGATGGCGAACAGTTTTATTATGCAAATGAAACACCAGTTCAAGAATTGGTTGAATTTGTTGAAACGATGCCAACAGAACAATTTGAAAAGATTGAAAACTTCTTTAATAGTTTACCAAGACTAAAAGAAACAATTGAAATGACCTGTAAGAAATGTAATTACCATCACATGTTTGATGTGGAGGGTCTTGAAAGTTTTTTCGTTTAACCTTTCGCCATGATAATTTGAGAAATTATTATAAAACTAATTTCTCGTTGATGCAACATCACAAGTATAGTTTGACAGAATTAGACAATATGATGCCATGGGAAAGGGAAATATATGTTGCAATGTTGGTACAGTATATTGAGGAAGAAAATCAAAAAATAAAAGAAAGAATGAGAAAATAAAATGGCTGAGGCATCACCAAATACAACTACACCAAAAGTCAAAACAAAAAAAATGACTGTTGGTGCTGAACAGCCAACTGAAAAAGTAGAACCAAAAGAAGAAACTAAAGAAAACGTCAAAAAGATGAGTTTCAAAAGTATTGGTAGAAATATTTTTGACAGAGCAATTGAAGATTTTAATTCTCGTAAAGTTGGTGATTTTAATTTAAATATATTTGGTGACAAAAAAAATCTAGAAGGCACTGAAAGTGACTCAAAATTGGATAATCTTACACCTAAACAAATTTTAGGTGAAATCTATAAAGCCTTGGTTAAAGTAGATGCATATAGAAAAATACAATATGAAGATACTAGAATTTCTTTAAAATTACAAGAGTTTCAGAAAACTAGAAAAAATAGAGAAATAATTAAAGCGTTAAAAGGTTTCATACCAAAACGCAAAGTTGAAGTGCCTAAAGAAAAACCTGATGAGGCCAATACCAAAACATCAGGCACTTCAACAACACAACCGATTAAACCAAAAGCAGGCAATCAACCAAAACCTGCATCAATTGCCACACCGTCTTCTGTTCCTGCACCTCCACCAGTTAAAACTGCACCACCGCCAGTTTCTATTCCGCCAGTTACACCGACTCTACCTGTGCCTCCTGCAGCACCACCTGCGCCGCCACCTGCAAAACCTTCAACTCCGGTGCAAGAACCACCTAGTGTTCAAGTGCCAAAAGAACCACCAAAAGAAGTGGCACCACCTGTTATACCTAAAAATTCTAAGGGTACCGATAAAGGCACCGAAAATCTTGGTGGTATTGGTGCCAGTGAAAGTGGTAAAGGTTCTTATGATGTTTCATTTGGAGATATATTAGAAAAAGGTGCATTAATCAACAAGAGTGGGTTAAAAACACCTGAACAAACATATGGTAAAAAACTAACTGAAATGACTTTACAAGAAGTTTATGATTTTCAAAAATCAAGACCATCTGGTAAAAATGCAGTTGGTAAATATCAGTTTGTAAATAGAACACTTTTTGATAAAGATGGAAACATTCAAAATTCTTTTGCTTCTGGTATACCAGGAATAACTTTAGATAGTAAATTTACACCAGACTTACAAGATAAACTTGCAAGAGTTCTATTGAAAGAACAACAAACAGCATTAAAACAATCTGGTATACAAATAAATGCTGGGTCTGAAAAGGCTGCATGGTACATTGGTGCTGGTGCTTTGTCTAAAGTAAAAATGGCCGTGGCTCAAGATGATGCTAGTCGTGCATATCAAAGACAAAATGGACTTCGTGAAGATACTTCAACACCTTTAGGTGAAAGAACTATTGGCGAGGTTTTAAAATTAGTTGGACTTGGTGAGATTGTAAAAAAGAATCCTGAGTTATTATCACCACAATTATCTATTGGTGGTAAAGATTCTGCACCTAACGTTGCAAGAAATTTTGAATCAATAATGGGTAAACGTGTCAAAAAACCAGAAGCATTGTATTCAACAAAAACAGATGGTGAAAATTTACTTAAAAAATCAAATGAGAGAAAACAAAACAAAGAAAAACTCTTATTAAGTGATACCGAAGAAGTGGTTGAGCAAACGACTAACGTTATCGTAAATCATAAAGATTCATCTAAACAAAAACAACAAGTATCTGATATTCAAAATGCTTATACAAGAAAGTCCAATGGAGGATAAATGGATAAACTAAACTATCAACAAGCAAGAAGAATAAGAAATGAATCTTTTGCTTCCTTATTGGCAGACCAATTTATTGCAGGTAAAGATTACAAAGAAGGTGTTAAGAATGTAATTAGTTTGAAATCCATGGCAACTGCAAAAGGTTTTAAACAGAAATTTGACCCACTTAATGTTGCAAAAGTTTTAACTGGTGGTTCTCGCCTTGGTCCTGCATTAATGGGTAAAATACTTGGTCGTTCAAAGAAAGATATTGAATTCTTTGCCGGTAGAGCAATGCCTATATTTGAAAAAATAACAAAAATATCAAATATGGATGAAGAATCAGAAGTTACTGGCAGAACCAAAAGTGGTAAAAAAGAAAACCTTAAAGGTGTCAAAACTGTTTTAAATAAAATATTGACATTTTTGAATAAAAGTTATGAGAATGAAGTTAAATTACGTGAAAAAGAAAATAACTTCAAAGAAGAACATAAACTTGAAGATGATAAAAGACATAAAGAATTATTAAAAGTTTTGGCAGGTATATCCAATGGTGAAGGTGAACATACTGGCAAAAAGAAAAACGATTTCTTTAAAAACCTCAAAGAAAAATTTAAAAACCTTACATTGAAAAAAGGTGCTGCAGCTGCAGGCACATCAGCAGCACAAACTGCGGCTAGAAGTACTATAAAAGCAGAAGCAGGTGCTGCGACCACAATTTCTGCTGCGGCTGCCGCTGTAACACCAATAGAAGAAGTTACAGCTAAAAAGGCTGCTCAAATAGCAATTGTTAAGTCTGCTGCCGAATTCACTGCAACAAAAGCTTTACCTGGTGTTGCTCTTGCTATATCAGGTAATGCTGCATATGAACGTGCCAAAGTCGGTGACTGGACTGGTGTTGGAATTAACTTGGCATCAGGTGCCATTTCAACTGTTCCATATTTTACACTGAACCCAATTTTTGTTGGTGCAGGTAGTGCTACATCTGCATCACTTGACCTTTATCAAGTTGGAAGGGAAGTATACCACGAAACGTTTCAATCCTATCCAGAAGATGATGATCCAAAAGTAAGAGAAAAGAGATTTATTTTTGTTATGAAGATAATTGGATCATTAGTCGGACCTTCCAGAAATCCAGACACTGCTCCTAGTAAAACTTAT